TCGCGCGAGGGGGGGTACCCTATACCAAAAATGGGAGGTGATAATCCATGGACAAGCTAGATAAGCTTAAAAACAGGCTCTTGTCTCAGATAGACAAGACTAATCCAATTGAAACTGAGAAGGTGGACCGATATGTTTCAATGGTTGACATGTTCTACAAGCTTCAAAAAGAAGCTATCAAGCAGCCAATTATTGAAATTGAGAATGGCAGTCAGCATTTCACTAAATCTAATCCTGCTTTGGCTGATATGAACAAGATCAATGCAAGTCTAATTTCGCTTGGCAAGGACATGGGATTGTCCGCTCCGCCTGGCATTGATGGAAAGGGTACGGGATATGATCCTGATGATCTGCTTTGATTCATAATAAGTATGTTGATGATTACATCAAGGATTATGAAGAAGGTCACTTGCTGTTTAATAAGGAACGTATTCAGCTTGTTGATTATCTAAAAAAGTCTGTGCTATCTGACGACACACTGCATTTTGACAACGAACAGATTGAGAACTGCATTAAGTTCAGTGAGAAGTGGTTTTTCAAACTTCAGCCGTTCCAAAAGTTCTTGATTGCGTTCGTTTTTTTGTACCACGAAGACGGGACCAATTATTATGAAGACTTTTTGTGGATGATGGGCCGTGGGTCAGGTAAAAATGGGTTAATCTCTGCGCTCGGCACATTTTTGATTTCGGAATTCAATGGAGTTCGTGGATATAACGGATCTATCGTTGCTAATTCAGAAGAACAGGCGAAGACATCAGTATCCGAAATTAAAGACGTAGTGGACAGTAGTCCAACGCTTGGCCGCGCGTTTTACGCGACAAACACCAAGATTAAGTCACGTCGGACAAACTCGACGCTGAAATATCGGACGTCAAATGGTAATACCAAGGATGGTTTGCGAGACGGGTTCGTGATTTTTGACGAGATCCACGAATACCAAGACGATTCCAATGTCAAAGTGCACTTGTCTGGCCTTGGCAAGAAGACCAATCCTCGTGTTTTCTTCATTGGGACCGATGGATACATTCGCGATGGGTTCATCGATACCAAAAAGAAACAAGCCGATAGTGTTTTGAAAGGAAAAGCCGCACCTGATTTTCTGTTTCCATGGATTTGCAAGATTGACAGCGAGGCCGAAATAGACACCCCCAGGATGTGGGAAAAGTCGGTGCCAATGATCGTAAAACCCTTGTCATCGTATGGTAAGACCCTTTATCGGCAAATCAAGAAAGACTACGACGCATTAGTGGAAGCGCCAAGCGGACGTGAAGAGTTTCTAACAAAGAGAATGGACTATCCCAGCACGTCAATGAACAGTAGTGTTGCGCCTTGGGAAGAGATTGCAGCAACCAATCAACCGATTCCACATGATTTGGACGGCAGAGAGGCAATAGGGGCGGTGGATTTTGCCAGTGTACGAGATTTCATCGCCGCTGCAGTAACGATTAGGTACCGAGATAAATTAGTAACCATTGAAAAGCAGTGGGCACGGAAGGGCTTCTGTGATCAATATTACGCATACAGTCGAAAGGACAGAATTGCGACACCAAACCAGCGCCTGAATATTCCACTTCATGACTGGGAAAGAATGGGACTAATTGAAGTTGTTGACGAGCCACTTATGGACCCTAGACATGCACTGGAATGGATACAAGCAATGGCACATCGATTTGATATAAAAAAGGTAGTTATGGATAACTACCGTGCTCAGATTATGCGAAAAATGTTCGAAGATGCCAATTTTGAGGTTTATATCATTCACAATCCTACTTCTATTGATGGTTTATTGGCATCAATAATTGACGACGGTTTTCCAAGAGGACGTTTCATCTGGGGGGATAACCCTTTGCTTCGCTGGAACACACAGAACGTGCTGGTAAAGGTAAACAAGGCGAACGGAAATAAGTCCTATGAGAAGAAAGAGGAAACTCGTCGCAAGACAGATGGTTTTAAGGCCTTTGAATATACGTTGTACCGAGTAAATGAGTTATCCGATGTGGACGTCAGCGAATCGCTGGCGTTTTTAAACGACCTTGACTTCTGAAAGGAGGTGAAAGCGTGAACTTCAAATTATTTGATCTGTTTACACAACGAAAAGATGCCAGTTTTTCCTACGATCTTGATTTAATTGGCGGACAGCAGACGCAAGTTTACCTGAAACAGTATGCGTTAAATACGTGTGCTTCTTTTTTAGCCAGAACGGTTTCTCAGTCCGAATTCAAAACTAAAAATGATGCACTTTATTACAAGCTAAATGTGCGGCCAAACAATAATCAAACAGCGACGAGCTTTTGGCAGGAACTGATCTTTAAACTAATCACAGATAATGAAGTGCTAGTCGTTCAGGATGATACAGATGATCTACTGATTGCTGACAGCTATGTTCATAATGTCAAAGCGGTATATCCCGATACATTTTCTGGAGTGGTGGTCAATGACTATCAGTTTCAGCGTGTGTTTGGAATGGATGACGTTTGGTTCATCAAATACAACAATGACAACCTAACCACATACACAAATCAGTTGCTGTCCGACTACGCTAATTTATTCAGCCGCATGATTAGTTTTGCCATGCGTAACAAGCAGCTAAGAGCAACGGTTGATTTTTCTGGTGTTACAAGCTTTGACAGCCAAGCGCCTAAAGATGATGCGAATGGCAACAAGAAAGAGAATCCAGCTCAGAAATTTATTGATAAGCTCTTTAGCGCATTCAAAGACAACGACATTGCAATTGTGCCTTTACAAAAGGGTATTAAGTACGACGAAGTTTCGAGCCAATATAGTGGCGCAGATCAGGCATTTTCTGACATTACTGCTGCACGTAAAGAGGCAGTTGACAGCGTTGCTGAGATTCTAGGAATTCCACCAGCATTGATTCACGGTGCACAGGCGGAAGTTGATCAGAATCAACAAGAACTATTAAATTTCTGCATTGCTCCACTTAATCAAAAAATTGAGGATGAGTTAAACGCCAAGGCTGTAAGCCAGTCTTCATATGATCAAGACAAGGTCACCGTTTGGGGGCTGAATAAGCCGGACCCATTCAAGCAAGCAGAAGCGATTGATAAGATCACAGCGGTTGGTGTCCTAAGCCGAAATGAAGTGCGAGCTCGTCTAGGATACGAACCAGTAGATGGCGGAGACGCGTACTACATGACTAAGAATTATCAAGCTATCACAGATTCTCCTCAGCCGGAAACCGATGACCTTAATGCGAAAACGATCAACGAACGGCGACAAGCACAAGGATTGAAACCTTTGGCCGGTGGTGATGCCATTTGGCTATCAGATAAGCAAACACCCGCTATTCCAACGGGATTAGCAACGAAGGGAGGTGATAATGATGACGACAGTAATTCCAATTAATACTCAGCTTGTTGATGATGAGACTGCGAGTGTCATGAAGTCGTGGGGGCTAGATTTAGTAGCTCCAAACGCGGTCCGTGAAATGCTTCCGACTGATAATTCAGACGTTGTAGTCGAAATTGATAGCCCAGGCGGGTTGGTTACCGCAGGAAGCTCAATTGCGACGCTTTTGAAAGACTATCCCGGAACTGTAACAGCTAAGATTATCGGCCAGGCAGCATCTGCAGCTACAGTAGTAGCACTGTCAGCTGACAAGATTATGATGGCACCAACGGCTACATTCATGATTCACCGTGTGTCAGTTTCTGGCATTTCTGGGAACTCCGGTGACCTTGACAAGTACAGCGATGTTCTTTCAATGCAAGATAAACAATTTGCTAACTTGTATGCATCAAAAACTGGTAAAACAGCAGATGAGATGCTCAAGCTAATGACAGACGAGACGTATATGTCAGCACAACAGGCCAAAGATATTGGATTTGTTGATGAAATTATGTTTGAGGAACAGCCTACCTTGGTAGCGGGTCCCAAAACGATGCTGACAAAGGAGATCGTTGATGCCCTTAAAGAGTATCGAGAAATCAAAGACAAGCCAAGTAATCCAGTTCTGAATATCGATACTGATGAACTAGCTGAAAAGCTTGCAAACAAATTAAACCCTCATAAGGAACCTAAGCAAAGCAATTTTGCGGGGTTCCTTTTTTAATACGAAAGGAGTCATAAAAATATGACTATGAACTTTAAAAATCTCAACACCTTTGCGGAAAAGCAAAAGGTGTTTGCAGACATCGTCAAAGGCGGTGGCGATGCCGAAGCCCAGGGCAAGGCGTTCGGTGAAATGATGGACGCACTGTCCACTGATCTCAACAGTTTCCAAGAGAAGCTTAAGAATAAGACACAAGAGGAAATCGATAGCATCATCGCGGCAAACACCGGTGATGTGAAGATGACCCAAGACGAAGTTAAATTCTTCAATGATATCTCGACTGATACTGGGTTCAAGAACGATCAATTGATTCCAGAAGAAACTGTGGACAAGATTTTCGAAGATCTGACTACCAACCACCCGCTGCTGCAAGCAATTGGTTTGCAGAATAACGGTGTACGGCTGAAAATCTGGAAGTCTGACGCTACGGGTGCCGCTGTATGGGGCAAGATTTTCGGCGATATTCAAGGGCAGCTTGATGCTACGTTCACGTCTGTTGATGCAGAGATGAGTAAACTGACGGCATTCGTAGTGCTGCCTAATGATCTTGATTCATTTGGCCCGGCCTGGGTACGTACCTACGTTACCACTCAAATTACCGAAGCCTTCGCAGCAGCATCAGAATCAGCATTTGTCGATGGCGACGGTAACAGCAAACCAATCGGGCTTGATCGTGATCCGTCAAAGGGCGCCACAGCAAATGGTGTGACAACCTATCCAGTTAAGACCGATGCCGGTACCGTGACTCTCAAGGACGCTGATACAGCTAAGTTTGAATTGATGACCATCATCAAGGCTCTGTCCAAGAAAGCAAACGGAAAGCCTGTGGTTGCACGTGGCAACACCATTTTGGTTGTACAGCCAGGTGCTTCGCTTGACTTTGAACGAGCAATGACAATGCAAAACGTCAACGGCCAATGGGTATATGCACTTCCTTACGGCATTCAGATCGTTGAATCTCAGTATGTTCCAGACGGTAAGGTTGTTGCCTTTGTTAAGGGGCGTTATGACGCATACATGGCTGGTGGCTTGAACATCTCTGACTTTAACCAAACGTTGGCTATTCAGGATGCAATCCTGTTCACTGCTAAGCAATTCTTCTATGGTGCGCCTGCAGATAGTAATGCTGCGCTTGTCTATGCACTGAATATCGCTGCGCCAAGTGCTTCCACAACTGGTGGGACGGGAAACTAGTATCCCCCGGCGTAACGGGGGTAGACAGCAACTCAACCGTTGCACAGCTGAAGTCATATCTTGATTCAAAGGGAATCAGTTACCCAAGCAATGCATTAAAGGCCGATTTACAGAAACTTGCGGGGGTGACATCAGATGAATGATGATCAGATTCAATCTCTTTTGACGGAATTTAAAGCTCGAATGAGCATTTACTACTCATCAGAAGATGTTGAGCTTAAAAACATGCTGCAGGGCTCGTACGATGCAGTTAATCGCATGACTGGAGTGTCTGATATCACCAATAACCAATTCAAAGAGCTTGTCATTGAACGCACCAGGTATGTCTACAATGATCAGGCTGAATTTTTTGAAGACAACTTCCTATCAACGATTATTGGCTTGAGTTTACAAGCATATGGGAAGGAGACCAGCGATGACAAATCGACCGACCTTTGAATACTCACCGCCCAAGGTAAGCGCTGGGAATCTGCGAATTCCAATTCATTTCTTTTCACAATCTGTTGGTGATTCCCCGGAGCCGACCGACATCAAGCCAAAAGAGGCTTTTTATTGCCTTTGCGACGCTTACGCGCCAAGCAATAAAGACAAAGTTGTGCTGGATGGTCATGATGTCGACTTAGGCGTTACGGTAATTATCCGTGATACCAAGGGTGAGTTCGTGCCGACTAACAAAATGACGGCAAAAATTGACGATGTGCGTTATCAAGATGTGCCTGAGTGGGAAATCGAAGAGATTCGCCATGATTTTGAGCACAATCGGTTTGTTACTCTTGTTCTGGGGGTGAAACAATGACTGTCACTCTCGATACAAAGGGCATCGAAGAGGTTATTAATAAGCTCAACACAAAATTCAATGAGCGCCGTGTCGGCCAATTTGTTAATTCAGCGTTGAACATGGCCGGCCGATATGCAGCAGTTGAAATCAAAAATGCAGTAGCCGGTTATCGAGATACTGGAGCAACTATCAATGAGGTTGTGGCTGGCAAAGCTCGATTGCGTGGCGGTGTTCGAAACATCCGCATTGGCTGGTCGGGTGATGGCTCAAAACAACGTTGGCGGCTGGTCCATTTGAATGAGTTTGGATACACCCGCAATGGGCATACGTATA